CATTATTAATTTAGCAACAGATTTTGAACACTTTATCAAGCTACATGCTGCTGGTAAAGATGGCGTATCAATGGGTCGCCCATTCCGTTATGCTATTAATACATATTGTATGAAGCACACAGGAACTATTGAGTTCCGTTGTTTCCGTAATTCTTTTGATCGTAGAGAGTTAGAAGATTCTTTTAGATTTGTTGAAGCGTTTATAGATGCTGCGCTTAATAATGGCCCAGATGTTCTGCAAATTCTTCTTGAGGGCGATTATAAATTTCCTGAACTAAAATATGATCACGAGATTTATACGTCATGGGAGAAAACAAAATATGGAAAAGAGCGAGGAAAGAAAGCTCGAGAGTTTATCGCAGTTTAAAAAGGTTACAAGAGAACAATTTGTAGCAAGCATTAGCGATCGTAAAGAAGATAAGTTTGCCAAGACATTTGTTGCTAAATGCGACATGTTGAATAAGTGGGACGAAGTTGTTGGGCTCTGGGAAGGCGATGACCTTGCCGGAGCCATTCTCACAACTATTTCAAAACGTAAACCTTATACGGCTAACCTTCAATTGCTTCACACTTTTTATGCGCACAGAAACAAAGGTGTTGCTAGAAAATTGTGCAATGAATCTTTGTATTATGCTTTCTATTCGAGTGCGGATTATTTTCGAGTTTCTTCGGAAATTCCTGCTATACCATTCTACAAAAAGCTAGGCATACAATTCGTAGGTAAACAAAAAAGTGGATGTCTATTGGCTATGTTTCGAGTAAACTCTTCGGAGTTTGAGAAAATTGATTACTCTCTGGATGATGTGATATATAAGGCTGCAACCAAAAAAGGAAAAGGAGGTTGCGTAGAACTCTTCCTCGAATATAAAGGGCTTGACATTTTCTCAGAGTAGTGGTAATATATGTTTATTGAGAATAGTTCTCAATCTAGTAATGAAGTACTATCCCGCACTAAGAGGAGTATTATCATGCAAAATTCAGTTCAGGTTTATGGTCAGCGTTGCAAGAAGAGTGGTAAGATTAACATTGGGTATAAATCCCCAAACGGTAAAGATTATTATAATTATATTACTTCGCTTAAGAACGAAGAATTTTGGAAAGACTATTCTAAGGGTCTAGTGGAAAAGACTCTTTTGTTCGAAGGCGCTGCTGATCAAGATAATGTGGCGCAAACTCTAGAATGGTTTGCTCTTGATTATGGTACTAAAGTTAACAAGGATATGTTTTACATTGAGCGTAATAACGCTCATTGCGTAGATCTTTCGTTGCTAACACCAAACATGAAAAAGATTGTCATAGATTATATTGAAGGTAGAGGAAACGGTATTGAAGGAAAGAAGACAACATCAACTGATGTTGAGTTGGTTGAACGTCTTTCACAGAATGTAAAGTATCTTACTGACCTTAAAGACTATGAGACTCTTTCTATCTTTGAGGTCGAACAGTTTGAACGTAATCAGGTAAGAACTGTTATTGTTGACCCTCATTCTGTTCGTGAGATTGTTACTCGAATGGAAGAGAATCCTTCCTTAGCAAGACAGGTGTTTAAGCCGATTGTTTGTGTCGTTAAGGATTGCGGCACGAAAATGATTGTCGATGGTAACACAAGGTTTGCTGCTGCCAAAAAGGCAAAGGGGTGGGATAGCGTTCCTGTTATTTTCATCCATGAATCAGAATTTGGTTCTAATGAATTGGAAAAGCAGAACAACTATGATTTGTTTGGTCTTTATGAAAACAGAGAATCTTTCGAGATCAAGAAGACAAACAGCAAAGAAGATTTGAAGCGTAATGTTATCAACTATCTTCTTAGCTTCAAGCTTGATTTTAATAAGAATGAAGACATAGAGAAGGCTCGCAAACTTATTTACGAGCGTTTTACTTCTGTTGCTGCAACAAAAAAGCAGCTATCTGGTGCTCTTCAGTCTATTTTGACAGACTTCAATAAAGATCAGGCAGAACTAAAATATCAGAAGAACTTGATCACATATGATGATGCTTATTTGACACGTTACACTGCAAATAAGTATGAAGTGAAGGGAATTGCTGCAATTTATACTCACGGCACCAAACTGAAATTTGGTGAAGCTATTGGATACGCTCTGCGACATATGCGATCAGAGAAGTTGAAGAAGGGTGCAATTGTAGTATACTATAAGAGCAAAGAAGAATACTCAGAATCTGTTGAAAAGGGCTGGGTGGAAAATCTCAAAGAAGTAATCAAATACTGCAATCTTCCATTGGAGCTAGATGTCTTACCCGTATTCGAAAAGTAAGCAAGACTTTATAAACTGGTATCGGTGGTCGCTTTCCATTAAGGATTGCGACCCCGCTATCTTTATGACCAATTACTTGTTCCGTAGGTTCGAGCATAACAGAGAACAAAAACTCTGGATTGCTTGGATCTACGGCACAACGTATTATTTTCCAACAACTTGGGTGATATGGAATGAGTTTCCAGACATGGAACTTGTTGGTCTTGATCGCCTGAAAGATTGGAACAATCATAATTATAAAAGACTACGTTATCAAACAGACACTAAGTGGAACAAGGGTCATTTGCCTGCACAGTTTGAATCTTACAAAAACTGGGTTGGTGATCGTTCTCAAATTGAAGCGTTTCGCCCGTTCCTTACTGGAACACCAAGAGAAAACTTTGATGCGCTATGGGACGAAGTTAAGACCAAGTTTCATAAGTTTGGTCGTTACTCAACTTGGTTTTATTTACAAACTCTTAAACAATGTTGTGGATTACCCATTGAACCAAGTAACCTAATGCTTGACGATTATTCAGGTTCACGTTCACATCGTAACGGTTTATGTCTTGCTCTTGGGTTAGATGAATGGTATGATCAAAAACTAAACGCAAAACAAATAAATTATCTTGACGGCCAAGCGTATTATATTCTAAAAGAAGTTCAGGAGGAATTTCCTGATACTGATTACTTTGATATGGAAACATGTCTCTGTTCTTTTAAAAAGTTATTCAGAGTTAAACATGGTCGTTACCTAAGTTATTATCTTGATCGTCAGGCAGAAGAAATTGCTCAATGCGAAAAGGATGGTTGGGATGGAATTGATTGGCAACCCATGTGGGATGCTCGTGTTGAGACCCTAAATAATAAACTATTGACTAATCAAATAAACAATAGTAAAATGGCTTTATATAGTGAGAATGGTATTCTAGATTGCACAGGTTTGTTTGTTGAACCTGAAGCTGTTGGTATTGAAAGGTTTACATAATGAAAGTGATTGCGATTGGTGGCGAACCAGGTGCTGGTAAGTCTACATTAATGAAAGAGATTATGAAGAAGTATCTGTTTCTAGAACAGTTTACTCAAGTCAAATTAGTTCCCTATCATCAGGCTGGTGGTCTTTATATTCTAGGTAAGTATGAAGAGGGTGAAACCTTTTCCGGTACAGACCGTATGTCTATGGCCGTTCAGCCAGAAGCAGTTAAATTCCTAGCAAGTTTAGATAAAGATGCGGTTGTTCTTTTCGAGGGCGACCGCCTTTTCACATCCTCCTTTCTTGAACATTGCGTAGAAAATTATGACACAGAGATCCTTTATTTGGAAACGGATAAAACTGTCCGTGAAGAAAGATATAAAGAACGTGGCAGTAACCAAAACGAAACGTGGCTTCAGGGCAGAGAAACTAAGATTGCAAATATTCTGTCAAACATGACGTTGATGTTTAACACTACTAAGATGAAAAACAATAATAAAGAAGATCAGCAAAAGATTATTGACTATATTATGGAGGTTATGACTTAATGACAAGATTAGATGGTGAAGGATGTGATATTCGAGAAACATGGGTTCCACTCACTAAGATTATTAATGATACAAGAATGAAAAATTCCACTGAACCTAAATATAAATACAAGGAAGACGAAATTATTCGTGACTTCCATGCCTATATTGATAAGACATATGGGCAGCATTATATGACTGAAGAGCAGAATATAGAATGTTTTGATGTGTGGCTCGCCCTCGGTGACTCAATGCCCACCTTCCGAAACACAGCTATCAAGTATCTTTGGCGCTATGGAAAAAAACATGGCAGCAATAAAGATGACTTGCTAAAAGTTCTTCATTATGTTATAATGATGTTGTATGCAGATCACTACAAGGATAAGAAATGAGAACTCTTGAAGAGTATGAAGAAGAAAAGAGAAATGTAAGAATGAATCATGGTACTGGTATTCAGTGTCCTGCGTGCGGCGATGAGTTGGTAGAATCACAGCCTAATATGATCTTGACTTCTCATCCTCCTCGAAAAGAAGTTCATTGTCAATCATGTAATTATAAAAATACTATTACAGCATAGAAAGGTATATTATGGAAATTAAGATTCCTATTGAAAAGTTGAGAGAGCGTGGTTTGTTTGTTGCTGCGCCTATGTATGGTGGACAATGCGCTGGTATGTTTGCTAAGTCTGCTTCAGATCTAGCATCTATTTGTACGCAGTATAATATTCCATTACAGTTTTATTATTTGTTTAATGAATCTCTAATTACTCGTGCACGTAATTATTGCTGTGATGAGTTCATGCGTTCTAACATGCAGCATCTAATGTTTATTGATTCTGACATTGGATTCAATCCTCAAGACGTTATTGCTCTTATGGCTCTTCAGGCCAATGAAGAAGAGAAGTATGACATTATTGGAGGTCCATATCCTAAGAAGTGTATCTCTTGGGAAAAGATTAAGCACGCTGTGGATAAGGGCGTTGCTGACGATGATCCAAATGTTCTTGAAAGATATGTTGGCGATTATGTGTTTAATCCAAAGGGTGGACAGCAATCTATTCCTGTCAATGAGCCAGTAGAGGTTCTTGAGATTGGAACAGGCTTTATGATGGTCTCGAAGAATGCCATGCAAAAGTTTTACGATCACTATAAAGACAAGTATAGTTATAAGCCTGATCACGTGCGCACAGAACATTTCGATGGCACTCGCGAGATCCTTATGTATTTCCAGGCAGAAATCGATCCAGTTTCTAAGCGTTATCTTTCAGAAGATTATTGGTTCTGTCAGAAGGCGCAGGACATTGGTCTACGCACATGGTTCTGTCCATGGATGAAGTTGCAGCACGTCGGAACTTATATCTTTGGTGGTTCGCTTGCTGATCTTGCTTCAATTGGTGTTTCTGCAACAGCAGACCCAGGAGCAATCAAATCAAAGAAAATGATGAAGTCAAAAAATAAGTGATAGGAGAAATATATTATGAAGATTGATACAGATACAGTTAATGTTTTGAAGAACTTTGCGAAGATCAATCCATCCATTGTTGTTCAGGAAGGCAATGTTCTTAAGACCATTTCGCCAACCAAGACAATCATGGCAAAGGCAAAGGTTAAGACCGACTTTGATAGACGATTTGCAATCTATAATCTCGATCGTTTCATTTCGATCGTTAGCACTTTCACTGATCCAGATTTTAAGTTTGGAGATAAGTCTGTTGACATTTCTGACAATAATCGTAAGACTCATTATGTGTATGCTGACGAAAGCACGGTAACAAAGGCTCCGGAAAGAGAAATCAATCTTCCTTCGGTTGATGTTACTTTTCGTTTGACTAATGATAATCTCAAGGATGTTGAGAAGGCAGCAGGCATTCTTGCTCTTCCTGAGATTGTTGTTATGGGTGATGGTAAGAACCTTTATCTACAGGCTGCTGATTCTAAGAATCCTTCTGGCGACATCTATTCTGTTCAGATTGGTGATACTGATAAGGCATTCAAGGCAATCTTTAAGGCTGAGAATATTAAGATCATTCCGGGCGATTATGATGTTAATATTTCATCAAAGGGTATCTCCCATTTTGTTCATGATGATGTAGAATATTATATTGCCGTGGAATCAAGTTCTACCTTTTGATAGTTTTTTCTCTTAGGCGATAGAAATTAGGATATTTTGGGTTGTCCAGTCTTTTGCGTATAGATATTCCAGGATATGCTTCTTGGGCTTTGCCTACTGAATCATATTCGATACCTTCGCAAATGACTGGACATTTATTTGCTTGAATCATTTTTTCTCTGGCAGCAACGAGATAGATTGCAGTATCTGTTCTTTTCTTTCCAAACATTGGATTTTTTTGACCTGATATATCTCTTTGTTTTATTGCAGTAATATAATTTGGGGATTGAGAAGTATCTCCTCCATCTCCTCCGGAGGTCATATTATATTCGGGCGATAATTCTGATATCCAAAACGATTCTCTTTCGTTCAAGTTTTCAGTTTTTTCTATTATTTCTATGTTGAAATTATCGAACCCATGTTTTCGCATAGATTTATAGAGGTAGGTGTTACCAGTTTTATGGTTGTAGAAATGGCGTTTAAATCTTTCTTTGGCGGTTTTTGTAGTTTTACCTACGTAAATTTTGCCATTGATAAGGTTGGTGATTTTATATATAATCATATGCTGGCGCTCCTAATTAGCGTTAGAGTAGGTAGGAGTGGGGACTCCGTGACCTACGCTTATTTATATAATGGAGAATTTTGACATGGATGAACATTTTATCTGGACTGAAAAATACAGACCTAAGACTATTGAAGAAACTATTCTTCCTTGTGATTTGAAGGCAACATTCCAACAGTTTGTTGATCAAAAGAATATCCCTAATTTAATCCTAGCAGGAACAGCAGGTGTCGGTAAGACGACCGTAGCACGTGCTATGCTAGAACAGCTTGGTTGTGATTATATCGTCATTAATGGATCTATGAATGGAAATATCGACACACTTCGTAACGAAATACTCAACTTTGCGTCATCCGTATCACTTTCCGGTGGCAGGAAATATGTCATCCTTGACGAAGCGGATTATCTTAATGCCAATTCTACTCAACCCGCACTTCGCAATTTTATGGAAGAGTTCTCAAGAAACTGCGGGTTCATTCTTACGTGCAACTTCAAGAACCGTATCATTGAACCTTTGCATTCAAGATGCTCGGTAATTGATTTTAAAATTAGCAAGAAGGCTATGGCCAAGCTTGCTACGCAGTTCTTCAAGAGAGTTACATTTATTCTTGAATCAGAAAGCATTGAGTTTGATAAGGCTGTTGTTGCTGAAGTAATCAATAAGCACTTCCCAGATTGGCGGCGAGTCCTTAACGAGCTTCAGCGTTATTCAGCGACTGGTAAGATTGACTCTGGCATTCTAGCAAATATGACAGAGACTTCTATCAAGGATCTTGTTAAGTTGATGAAGGAACAGAATTATACTGAAATCCGTAAGTGGGTAAAAAATAATCTAGATACGGATGTTAATTATCTTTATAATCAGTTCTATGAAATTTCGTCTGATATTTGCACTAAGCAAACAGCACCAGTGTTGGTTCTACAGCTAGCAAAATATCAATACCAGAATGCTTTTGCTGCAAATCCTGAAATTAATTTTATGGCATTTCTAGTTCAAGTTATGATTGAATGTGAGTTTGTGTGATGGCTAAGTTTTTAGACGTTACGTTACAGGAAAGAAAAGAGCCTGAACAAGAAATTAAAATACAGAAACCAAGGTATGACTGGAGATTTGAAAACTCAATAACTTCTGGTAAAGAGGTTGACGTTGATTCAGAGTATAGCCAATGGAGAACTAATAGCGTTTTATCAAACTATAGAGAAACAATTCTTTATGCTAATGAAATGAATTGTCACTATGGTGTGACAGATCAAATGCATTATGATTATCTTTATAATTCTATAAGAAAAAGAAAGATGAGAGGCGTTAAAGAAACTGATAAAGAAAAGGCTGACCGTAAGAAGAAAGAAGAACTCCAAACCTTGGTTTCTAATTATTATAAATACAATATTGTGCGCACTAAAGAAGCATTAAAGATTCTTACGCCACAACAAATTGAACTTATAAAAAATAAAAATAATAAAGGTGGAGTCAAATGAATGAACTTTTAGATTCTTTAATTGAGGTGAAGATTGCTGAAGAAGAAGATTTTCTCAAGATCAAAGAAACCCTAACTCGTATAGGTGTTGCTTCACGTAAAGAGAAAAAACTTTATCAGTCCTGCCATATTTTTCATAAGCAGGGTAAGTATTATATTGTCCATTTTAAAGAAATGTTTACTATAGACGGTAAGCCTTCTAATTTTTCTGACGAAGATAAAGGTCGTCGTAATAAGATTATTCAGCTACTTCAAGAATGGGGTTTGTTGAAAGTTGTAGACCCAGAGCGTATTAACGAGCCATTAGCTTCAATGAGTCAGATTAAGATTATCAACCATAAAGAAAAGCATGAATGGACTTTAGAAACTAAATATAATATGGGTCGGAAGAAAAAGTAATTGAAGGAATTATATTATGTGGCCATTTAAAGTTGAGAAAAGAACTAATACACCCGCTGAAGAAAAGTTAGAACTTATTAAAAACATTCTATTTCCTCAACCTAAATTGATGGAAGACATGGACGAAGGCGGACAGTTTCATAAGTGGCAAGTTGACTATTCTGCAGATATGAATTTGAACGCAGCATTGATTGATCTTCAAGAAGGTCATAATGATAAAGCTGTTCATAATACTATTATCGATATTGAAGATCGGCTTATCAAAGTTCGAGATATTCTTGAAGAACATATGCAGATAAGTAAAGAAGCTGAATATATAGTTGTTGAGAACTTGAAGGAAGAGGTCGATGAATGACGATAAACTGTATATCAAGTATTCAGAAATATTGCCTATAGTTTTAGAGGCTGTTATTGACTCTAGATACAAGTATCTAAGACAATTAGACTATGAGAATCATAGATATGCTCGAGAAATACTTGAACAAGAGTATAAACCTTCAGTAGAGAAATTGAAACAAATCTTAGAAATTATCGCTTGACTTTTTTCTGAGTCAGGGGTATGATAGACAAAGTTAGGAGATAACTATGTCTATGCACATTCTTCCAGCCTATTATACGACGACTGTTAGCAAGCGTAAACAGAGCCGTAAGAATAAGGCTAAGTCCAAGCTAGTCTCGGACCACGATAGATGGTTGATATCAAAGGGTCTTCACCCGGATCAAATAAAATCTAAAAAAGACAAAAAATCGCTTGACTTATCGTTCAGAAAAGAGTATAATGAGTCTATGGTGGTTGATCGTTCTACTCGCCATTACGACGACAAGGCGCTAGTCGCCGGTGATTGTTCGAAGCGAGATATTATGACTAACCTTCACAAAGAGCCAGAGCACGTTCAGAAGGAAATCCTGAAGAAAGCGAGTCTGGTTATGCCGCTATATAACAAAGGCGGATTGCAATATGCTGGTCCCGATGTCGATTTGACGACAGTAGGAACCAAATCTAGAAGAGGATGATATGGCTACGGTTAAGCTAAGTGACTCATTTATGAATGTTTCGGATAGTGTTACTGTCAACCGTTACGAGAACGGTTGGATGGTAGAGGTTAGTGGTAACGATCAAGAAGATAGCTGGCAGAACAAAAAGTTTATCTTCGCTGATCTAAAAAATGTCTTTACTTTCCTCGAAGAATATAGTAAGATTAAGTTAACCTAAGAAAAGGAGTTACGGATATGGACATGATCGAAATTCAGCTTCAGGATCAGTCGGGTAACTGGCGTACGTATTCGTATACTCAGAATATTCCTCTCTTGTATCGAGATGGGATGCGTCAGCTGCAGTGGCAGTTTCCGGAAGCTCGGATCCGTGCAGTTGATTCTAACGGTCGAGTTGTCGACATCTTTTAATAATGGAGAAGTATATAATGGTTGCTAGCATTAGTAAGGTTGAGAAGGTTCTTGAGGCTCTAGTTGGTCGTGGCGAGCAGCTTACTGCTGCGCAGATTAAGACTCGCTACGGTGTTGCTAATCCGCACGACGCTGTTTATCAGATCCGTCAGATGGGTTATGCGATCTATCTAAACGAGCGCAAGAATTCAAAGGGCGAAACTGTCGCTAAGTATCGTGCAGGTACTCCTAGTCGCAAGCTAATTGCTGCTGGTTATCGAGCACTGGCCGCTGGTCTCTGACTAAATAGAGGGCGGCTACTTTAGCCGCCTTTTTTATGGGAGTGTGTGTCCGGAATTGGTTACGGCAAGGTCTGCAAAACCTAAAATATGTGGGTTCGAGTCCCATCACTCCCTCCAATTCTTAGATAGGTACAGGCTCGTGCGGGCGAGGATCCGTAAAAAAGCCCAAACCTTGTGTCGCAAATAGGTTCTGCTCTGGATTGCAACCATCAGAATGAGTGACATAGTAAACCTGTATCTTTCTAAGAATTGATGTCCCTTAGCTCAGTTGGTAGAGCACAGTCCTGATAAGACTGGGGTCGCTGGGTCGGAGCCAGCAGGGACAACCATGCTGTAGTAGCTCAGTTGGTAGAGCAACTGATTAGTAATCAGTAGGTCGGGAGTTCGAATCTCTCCTACAGCACCAGTTTATGGACCGATAGCTCAGTTGGTAGAGCAGGGGACTCTTAATCCCTTTGTCGTGGGTTCGATCCCCTCTCGGTCTACCATTCAGAAAGAAGTTGACTTTGACTTTCTTTCAGGGTATATTAAGTGTGTAAGTTACGGGGCGGTCTTCTAATTGGCCTAGGAAAACAGACTTTCAATCTGTGCAATGTGGGTTCGAGTCCCATCCGCCCTACCAATATAATGGATCCTTAGCTCAATAGGTAGAGCAAGAGACTTTTAATCTCAAGGTTCAGGGTTCGAGTCCCTGAGGATCCTCCAAGTTTCGGGTGCATACGTAGCCATATACCTATCGTTCTAAATGATAGGACCGGATATATGGTGCAAGTATATACGGCTAATTCACGGCGCTGTAACAAATGTGAGAGAAGAGACGAATGTGTGTCCTCGTCTGCCCGAAAGCTATAATGGCTCGTAAGTCGAATTGGTTAAGACGCTGGCCTGTCACGCCAGAGATAACGGGTTCGATCCCCGTACGGGTCGCCATTCGCCCTTTCCCAACCATACTTTCTGTATGCTGGGACTTGGTTTCTTTTTACTGTTTTGGTCTTACCGTCTTTGACGATCAAGATTTCACTGTAAGTAGGTTTGTTTTTGGGTTTCTTGGTTCTGGTCTTAGCAGTTGCAAGACCGCCTTTTCTTCCTCTCTTAGATCTTTCTTCTTTAGAGAGTTTGTTGAATTTTTGTCTATTTCTGTAGTCTTCTGACTGCCACAGCAGTTTCATAGTTTCTGAAATAGATTGTTTTCTTTTTTCTTCTGAATGTGAGTCTTTCTTGCACACTCTCGGAGAAGAAATGGCTTGGTTATAGAACCTAGGATTAGATACTGCTTTCACTCTCTGAAGAAACTTGGTTTCGTGTTTACGAGCATCTTCGTATGTATCGAACTTTCTTCTAACTTTAAATGAAAAGTTTTCAATACCATCCTCTTGTATGAGGCGATTGATAAGTTTAGAGGAAGAAAAGTAGTCCACTCCAATATCTTCGATGGACGATTTTCTTACTCCGTAATAAATATTACCAGTAGAAATGTGGGTAATAGTGTAAGTATATGCTTTCATTGTATCCTCAATCATCTGCTGCTTAGTATTTATAAGTTTACAAAGTTTGGGCGTGACGCTGGGTAGCGGGGAGGCTCTTATAAAGCCTTTAGCATCAGATGGGTGTTCTTCAGTGGGTTCGAGTCCCACCATGCCTACCAAATTGGAGAGTTGGCCGAGTTGGTCTAAGGCACTTCACTGCTAACGAAGCGTGGGCGAAAGTCTACCGAGAGTTCGAATCTCTCACTCTCCGCCAAAAAAGTTGTTGACTTGTCTGTTAAAATGCGGTAATATTACTAAATAGAATACGTTTCGGGCCAGTAGCTCAGTTGGGAGAGCATCTGATTTGCATTCAGAGGGTCGGGGGTTCGATTCCTCTCTGGTCCACCAAGTTTAAATAAAAATGGAGTGCGTATCTAGTCGGGGATACTAGTCTGGTCTTGAAAACCAGTAGAGCCGAAAGGCCAGGGGTTCGATTCCGCCACCACTCCGCCATTATCAGTGAAGTGTTACGGTAGCACGGCTGTCTCCAAAACAGCAGGCGAGGGTTCGACTCCTTCCACTGGTGCCATTTCGCTGATAGGTCGGCAAGATGTCGAGGCGCTCTCATAAGGCGTTTCAGGTTGGTTTGATTCCAACTATCAGCACCAAGAGTTTTGCGGGCGGGAGGTATAGTATCTCGCTGGTCTCATAAACCAGTAGAAGTTGGTGCAATTCCAACGCTTCGCATCCAATATATTCGGGGTGTAGCGCAGTCTGGTTAGCGTGGCTGGTTTGGAACCAGTAGGTCGCAGGTTCGAATCCTGCTACCCCGACCA